CTCTATCTAGTGCAAGATGGAGATTTGCTACAGAACAAGCTGAGTTGGCACAATTAACAGATGCACCAACTGGCAGATTTACTATTGCACATCAACTTCCTACAGATACTTTAGTTGTTCATACAATTACAGTTAATGATAATTTAGTAGATTTTACTGTTTATGGAGATAAAGTATTTTCTGATCAGTCTACACAAGATACTTTGATTGCAGATTTTACTTTTAGAGCAAAAGAAAATACATTTCCTAGTTATTTTTCTTTAGCAGTAGAGTATGCTTTAGCTTCTATCTTTGCTACATCTATAGCAAGAGATGATGGATTGATGGTTAGAATAGAACAAAAAGCACAACAACTATTAGCAAAAGCTAGAAACTTAGACTCACAACAGCAGACTTCAAGAAGATTATCTACAAGAAGATTTATTACTGATAGGAGAAGTTAAATGGCAAGAATAAGAGTGCCATTAAATAACTTTCAGTTTGGTGAAGTTAGTCCTGCTTTGACATCAAGGACAGATACAAAGGTTTATACAAATGCAGCAGAAGAAGTTAGAAACTTTTTTATTAGATCAGAAGGTGGTTTAAAGAAAAGAACTGGTACAAAAAGAATACATAATTTTGGCAGTAATCCTGCATTTACAGCATTAGCAAGTCTTAGACAAAGTGTAAGAATAGAACCTTTTATATTCTCAGATGATGAAAAATATATAATAGCATTTAGTAATACAAGAATAGAGATATTTCAGATTAGTCCTACTGATGGAACTGTGTCATCTATACAATCTTTAACAAGTCAATCATGGTTAGTAAACACAACATCAGCATCTTATTTAGAAGAGATCACTTTTGCACAGCAAGGTGATTTAATGTTTATATGTCATAATACATTTCAAACAAGAATATTAGAAAGAACTGGTCTTACAACATTTACAATATCTACTTTTAACTTTGATACATCAAGAGATGGCAATAACATATTTCAGCCATATTTTAGTTTTCAGCCTTTAGGCATGACTATAGCTTCTAATCAAACTACTGGTAATGGTGCAACTTTAACTACAAGTGCAGATTATTTTAATACAGATAGTACATCAAAACATATAGGTATTGATATATTAATAGGTGAAACTCGTTGTAGAATTACAGCAGTTGCAAGTGCAACATCTGCTACTGCCAATATTCAAGGTACATTAAGTCAACAGTTAGAAACTGATAGTATAGAAGTATTTGAAGGTAGTGGTACAGTTAGAGTTACAAAAGCATTACATGGATTGGCAACTGGTGCTTCTATTACTGTAGAAAGAGCAGGTGCAGTTGGAGGTATTGCTAATGGTAATATTAATGGCACAAGAACAATAACTGCTGTTCCTGATGAAAATACTTTTGAGTTTACAGCAGGTAGTAGTGCAACTGCTACTTCAAGTGCTATTGGTGGTGGTAGTCCTCGTATTATTACTGGTGCTGCAACTACTGAGTTTAGTGAACAAAGTTATTCTGCTCTTCGTGGTTATCCTGCTGCTGTTACTTTTCATCAAAATAGATTATGGTTTGGTGGCACACTTGCACAGCCTGATGGTATTTGGGGTTCAAAGTCAGGACAGTTTTTTAATTTTGATGTAGGTGATGCAGAAGATAATGATGCTCTTGATCTTACTGCAAATGTTGGTGAGATATTTTCTATACGACATTTAGTATCAAATCGTGATTTACAAATATTTACAACTGGTGCTGAGTTATTTATTCCTACTATATCTAACAAACCAGTTACACCTTCTAATGCACAGATAAGAAGACAGACACCTTTTGGTAGCAGTTTTGTTAGACCAACTGTATTTGATGGTGCAACTTTATTTATACAAAAAACTGGTAGTGCATTAAGAGAGTTTTTATTTACAGATGCAGAAGGTGCTTACACTTCTGTTGCAGTATCAGGTCTTGCACCTCATCTTATACTTGATCCAGTACAACAAACATCAATTAAAGGTGCATTAAATAGAAGTGAGTCTTATGCTTTTTTAATTAATAATGATGGCACTATTGCTGTATTTTATTCAATAAGAGGAGATCAAAAAGCAGGTTGGAGTCTATGGAATACACAAGGATTATGGCATAGTATATGTGCAGTACATGAAAGATTGTTTGTTGTATGTGCAAGAGATGATGGCTCAGGATCAACAAAATTATTTCTTGAGGAGTTTCAAGATGATATGCCAATGGATTTTTGTGATACTTTTAGTGGTAGCTCTAGTGTGTTTGGTAGTTTAACTTCTCATTTTAGCAATGGTGCAAGTGTAAAAGCTACAAATGGTAATGACTTTCTTGGTACATTTACAGTATCAGGTGGACAAATAGATGCCAGTAGTGTTAAAACTGGAATAACACAAGCATTTATTGGTTATGCTTTTACACCTACACTTAAAACATTACCTATAGATGCACAGATTACTGGAGGACCTTTGACTGGAGAGCCAAGACAAATACCTAAAGTTACATTAGATTTATTTGAAACACTTGCTGTAAGTGTTAGTGGCCCAAACACAACATCTACTACAAGAGATTTAGTTATAAGAAATGTAACAGATGATATGTCAACAGATAGAACTGCAGTAACTGGTAAAGAAGAATTTAGATTATTAGGATATAGTCGTGACCCACGAGTTACAGTATCACAGTCTTTTCCTTTGGATTTACAAATTAATGGTATGATAGTAGAGGTGGCATTTTAATATGGGATTACCATTAGCATTAGCAATAGGCTCAACTGCAACATCTTTTATGGGTTCTATGAGTGCTGCAAAAGCAGCAAAAAGAGAAGCTGCTATGAGAGCAAGACAAATACAACAACAAAAACAAGCAGCACAATTAACTGCATTACAAGAACATAATAATAGATTAAGTAACTTACAAGTATTTTTAGGAACAAATGAAGCATTAGCAGGAACAATGGGTAGAGATCTTGGGAGTGACAGAAGTTTAAAAGCCTTAATTGAAAAAGCAAAAAAAGATGTACAAACTGATGCAGATAGAGCAAGAGTTCAATTTGCCATGGAACAAGGTAAACTATCTTTTCAACAAAATATGGCATTAGAAAAAGGTAAAAACTTAGCACGAGGCTATAGATTTCAGGCAATAGGAACATTATTGTCAGGTGCATATAAAACATCACAGTTAACTACACCTTCTGCTGCAAAACCCACATATTATGGTAATACATTTGATAGAGCATTTTAATGGTAAGTTTTATAAAATCTAAAGGAACATCATTTATTAATAAACCAGTAGGAGTTGCTAGAGTTGATACTGGCTCTGTACAAGCAGGACAACAATTAGCAAATCTTGGTCAAAACTTAGCAAATAGTTATTTTGCAGAAGCTACAAAAAAAGAACAAGAAAAAGGTGAGGATTATGTTGCTAAATTACCAGTAAGAGATGCAGATGGTAATTTACAGTTTAAAGAAATATCAGGATTAAGTGCTGTTGCTACACAAACTGCAAAGCCTTTATTAAGGCGAAAATATGGCAATGCTTTAGCTGTAGATTTACAAGCTAATATTCAAAAAATAAGATTAAAATATGAAAATCAAAATAATCCTGAAGGTTTTCAAGATGAAGCAAGAAGATTTGTTGGAGAATATATTGATGTTATAAATAAACAAGGTGGATCAGAATATAGTTCATTTATTCAAGATGGTAGTTCTAAATATATTGTTCAAAATTTTAATGATTTATCGTTAAAAAAAATTAATAGTGAAAGAGAAACAGCTTTATTTAATTCTGTAAAAGTCATTGATGAAAGTATTAATGATATTGCAAGTCAAATGGAAAACTTGCCTATAGATATCAATGATAGTGATTTTAAAGAAGATTTAGATTTTGCAGAAACAATGATGGAAATGAATATTGCAGAAATAGAAGATTTGCAAACAGAAGGACTTTCATCAACTGCTGCACTAAATAAAATAGCAGAAGCTAAAAATGCTATATCTCTTGGTTTGATGAAAAATGTATTAAAAAATAAAAGTGCAAATGAAGTAGCAGCAATACAAAGTCAGTATAATATTGGCACAACAAATAATGTTAGTAGTGAAAAAACAAAAGCATATGTAAAACTAATTAAAGAAAAATTTGGTGTAAGAAAAGATGTTACACAAATTATATCACAAACATTTAGTGATCAAAATTCTTCAGAAGCAAAAAAAGCATTTATTAAAAATCAAACAGACAAACTTGATAATGAAAACTATTTAGAACAAAAAAAGAGTGTAGCCTCTGAAAAAGCAGGTCAACTTTTTACAAATCATATACAAAACAAAGGTATTGAAATTGGTAAACTTGATTTAAGTAATTCTGAAAATCAAAATAAAATTATAGAAATATTTAATTTAATTAATTCAACTAAAGATATTGGAGAAAAACAAAATATAGAAGGATTTGGTGCTGTACTAGCTACTGAAAAAGAACTTATGTTTAATAAAACAAGATTTATAGATAACTTAATTAAGACAAGTTTATCTCAATATAATATAGATCCTAATGTAAAAAATTTTAGTGATATAAAAACACAGCTTAAGTTTCCTAACAAAGAAATGTCTTTAGATGATAATAGTAAAAAATTTGTAAATGATTTAAATACTTTAAAAGATAAATTAAATGATCCTAATTTTTCAGGATATGTTGAAGCATCTTTATCAGGTTCATTAGTAACATTAAAAGAAAATGCTAGAGCAAATACACAGACTACAAAAAATAAAGTAATAGATAATCAAATAAATACTGATACATATGTTCATTCAGAAGCAGGATCAAAAAGAATTAATGATAATTTTGGATTGACAGAAAATTATTTTTTAGATGGTTTTCATAATAAACAAAATGAAAATTTTAAAATAATAGATGCCTCTATATCAAAAGGACAAATACCTTCATCTTTAATTAATGGTTTTAGAAAGGTAATTAGTGGCACAGCTAATGAAGTTCAAGCACAACAAATGATGGGATTATATAAAAAATATAGCCAACAATTTCGTGGTGGTGTAATGGTTAATACTTTATTACCTGCATTGAAAAAAAATGAAGCAGCAATATTAGAATCTGTAAGTGAGTTATATCAACAAGGTGTAGGCTTACCAGAGTTTGCAGGTATAAAAGGTGGACCAGTTGGAGTTACACTAAATCAAATTATAAATAAACAAAAACAAGTATTTCAAGAAAGAAAAGAAGAATATGTTTCTAAAGTAAAATCATTAGATGTAAAATTTAGTGATGAAAGAGATGTCCTAAGAAGTTTTGGTTTAGGTATGAAAGAAGTAAATTTTTTTGATAGTTATGCAAAATTATTAATTAGTAATGGTGAAGAGATAGATACTATTAAAGATAAAGTTATGAGATATAGTAAGCAGTTTTTTCTACCTACAAATGGTCAAGTAGTTGATGCCATGTATAGTAGTAATACAACTAAATCATTATATTCTTTATTAAGAGTTATACCTGATGAAAAAAATAGGGAATTATTTATTACAGAAGTAAATGGTAAATTGCCTAAAGGTGTTGTTTTATTTGATGAATCATTTAGACCTGAAAGACCTAATTTATTAACTATGAAAGATTTTACATTTGATAAAGTAAAGTATGCTTCTTATAAAGATGTGCCACAAATACTAAGACCTCGTGTAGCTAGAGCTTTTAGACAAGGTGAATTTGATAAAGAACAAGTAGATAGATTTGCTGTATTAGTTCCAATCGAAAAAGGTGCTGTTAGTATGACTACTTCAGGTGATGTAGATAGACCAACTGCTAATGTAATATATCAAGCGTATGAAGTTATAAAAAATGAGTTAGTACCAGTTTTTGATGATAAAGGTAATTTAATTAATTTTGATGTAGATTCAGTTCTTGATGATGCTTTGCCTCTTAGTGGAGAGGAAACTGAATGATAAATGGTTTTGGTAGTATTTATTCTCCCCCACTAGAAGAAAGTGAAGATATATTTAGAAGAGTTACTCAAGGTAGTATAGCTAATTATATCCCACCTACAAATGATGATGTATCTTTTATGGAAACATTAGATGCTTCATTAGGTTATACTTATATGCCTATATTAAATGCCATTCAAAATTCTATAAAATATCATAATGAAGTTGATCCTAACTATCAGCCATTTATACATTTAGAGGGTTATGAAGAGTTTTATGAGCAACTATCTGAGGCAAAAAATGCAGATCATATGGCAGATTTAAAAAGACAGATAGACGAAAATAAAAAAAGAAGACAAATATTATATGACAGCAGTATTGGATCACAAATAATTGCAGGAATATTTGATCCTATAAATTTAATATCATTACCTTTTGGAGGTTTTGCTTTGGGTGCTGCAAGAGCAGCAGGTCGTGTTGGTTCTATTACAGCAGGATTACAAGTTGGACAAGAAGCCTTACGTTTACCCTTTGATCCTTTAGGAACAACAGATGAATCACTAGCTAATATTGGTATGGCTTTTGTTGGTGGTACAGTTTTAGGTGGTGCAGTTGGTGCAGTTGTTGGCAGAAAAAGTAATGCCTTAAAACAAATGCAACAAGATGAATTAGATATGATTAATATTACTGAAAAATCTAAAACAAAGTTGCAAGATATTAAGGATAAACAATCTACTATTGATCCAAAGTATAAAGATACTACAGATGCAGAGTTATTAGGTTTAGAAAGAGAAATACCACTTAATTCTTTTGGATTAGAAGAATCTATAAAAAACTTAAAATCTCAAGGTGTTGATTTATTACCTGAAGTAAAAAGATTAGAAGAAGACTTAGTACAATTAAATAAAATAAAAGAACAACCATTAACAAATAAAACTAAAGCTGAATTACAAAAAGAAATTAGTAAACTTGAACAAGATATAAAGAATAAAAGATTACTTGAAAATCAAACTGAATCTTTAGAACAAAATAAAGTTATTGCAAAAGAAGTTGAACAAGAACTTAGTACTAGAAGAACTAATGAAGAAAATATTAAATCAGGAAATATAGATGATCCTTTTGCATTAGAAAAAAATTGGTTTACAGATAATATTATTTATAAAGCATTATCAACTCCTTATAAAAGATTATTACAAAGTGCTAATCCTACATCTGTAAAAGCAGTAGGATATAGAATTGGTGGAGATTCAGGACAAGCCTCTGTTTTACATAAATATGGACAATCTGATGGACCAACAGTTTATCAACTTTCTAAAATTAGAGAGGGTGAATGGGTACAAGTACATGATGAATTAAGAAAAATATATGGGGAGTTTAGTGGCAAAACATTAAGACCATTAGATATAGATATATCAGATACAATATCACGAGTAACTAAACAACAAACTTATGGTGATTGGTTATCAACTACATATACTAAAATATTAAAAGGTACAGAAGAATTAACTGATATAGAAAAAAGAGTTAAAAGTCAGATAGATGGCTTTATGACAAGATGGGAAGAAAGACTTAGAGAACAAGGCATTATAGGTGATAGTGTCACAATACAAAAACAGTTTAATAAGACAAGATTGAGAATTATTAAAGACACTCGTATTCTTGATGATTTGGCTAAAAAGAATAAACAGAATGAAGCAAGATTAACAAAAATAAAAGAAGAATTAGAAGCACAATATCGTGGTGAAAGTGACAAAATTGGATTAACAGATAAACAGATTGCATTTTTAGAATCAATTAATGAAATGGTAAAACAAAAAAACTTTTTAGCAAAGGCACAAAAGTTTTATCGTCAAAGTGTAATTAATAGATTAAAAAGAAATAATCAAAAACTTAAAGAATTAGATGAAAATTTAAAGATAGCAAAAGAAACACCAGTATTACCACAAAATGAAGAGTTCTTTTTTCCACGATATTGGAGTAAAGAAAAGATAAAAGCTAATCGCAATGTATTCAAACAAATCTTAGTGAACTGGTTTACAGATAATCCTACAGTTTTAACTAGAAAAGCTGATGGTACTTTTGAACAAACAAAAGCACTAACAGCAGAAGAAATACAAAGAGCAACAAGTCCAAAAAAAGTTGAAGCTAGAGCAGAAGAAACAATTAAAAATATTCTTGGTGAAAGAATGGCACTTACTGAAGATAGTATGGCTTATTATGGATATGGTAAATCAAAACACTTTAGACATAGAACTTTAGATATTCCTAATAAATTAGTTGCTGATTTTATTGAAACTAATCCAGTACAAGTAATGAGAGTTTATACATTAAGAGTTGCACCTAAATATGAGTTTGCAAAAAAGTTTAATGGTAGAACTATTGATGAAGTACTAGATGATGTTGATGATGACATGATTAATGCAGGTAAAAGTGAAAAAGAAATAAATAGAGCTAGAAGAGATATATTGCATTTACATGATAGAGTTGTAGGTACAGTTTTACAAGCAACAGATGATGTTACTCGTTTAAGTAATAGACTTGCAAATGGTGTAAGATATGCTGCTGAAACAAGTTATCTTGGTTCATCAGGTTTTTCAGCTATACCTGATTTTGCAAAAGTTATGATGGAACATGAACTTAAAAATGTAGCTAAAGGTTTATTTGGTTTATTAAATGATTCTAAGGTAAGACTTAGTGTAAAAGAAGGAAGATTAGCAGGTGAAATATTAGAGATATTACAAGGTGATACTCATCTTAGATTTTTAGAAGATTTGTCTAATAATCCTTTTGAAAGTGGTTTTATAAATAAATCAAGATCATTATTTTATATTCTTAATGGATTAGCACCATTTACAAATATTATGAAAAAGTTAGATGTTACTATAAGACAGCATTCTATGATTGAGTATATGATAAAAGAAGTAGGTGGTACAGCTAGTGCTAAAGATATTCAATATTTAAGAAGATATAATATATCTAGACAAATGTCAGAGGAGATAGTTAATAGTAAAGCATTTGATAAAACAGATAATGGATTATATTTAGCTAATACAGAAAAATGGTTAGAAAGTGGCATTAGTGCAGAAACATTAGATACTTTTAGAACTTCTTTAAATAGTGGTATTATGAATACTATTTTGATGGGAACACCTGCTGATAAACCTATTATAACAGATGGTGTAGTATATATTCCTAGTCGTATAGGTAAGATGTTTGGATTAGCAGAAGATAGCAGATATAGAGGATATAGTAGAATTGAAAATGGTTTGATGGGATTACCATTTCAATTTTGGTCTTATAGCTTTGCTGCTGCTAATAAAATTACAGCAGGCATGTTTACTGGCTCTTTACGAAACAGAACTGTTGGCACTTTAGCTGCTCTTGGTTTAGGATATATGTCTTTACAAATAAAAGGTAGTTTAACTAGTTATAATTATTTTGAACAATTATCTTTAGAAGATCAGTTGGCTCGATCATTTGATGCTTCAGGACTAGCAGCAGTCTATACTGATTTATTTTATACAGCTATGTCAACGTCATTAGCATTAGGTGGACCTGATATAACACAAGGAATATTACAACCTAAATATCCACAAGAAGAAAATACATTTGATGCTGTAACTGGAATTGGTGGTGCAGGATTTGGTATAGTACAAGACTATTACGAAGGCGTTGATGAATTAGTAAATGGTGAAACTGGACAAGGCTTATCAAAATTATTAAAAGCATTGCCTTATATGAAGTTATGGTTTTTAAAAGATACAGTTAATGAAATAGGTTATTATCTTAATGATACAGACTTTGACTTTGATAAAGTGAACAGAAGTAGATTTTGACAAATTATAGTAAATATTGTAAAGGTTAATTATGACTATAGCTTTAAGTGCAAATACACCAAGAATAAGTTACACAGTCAATCAAGGTGTAACACAAACATCTTTTCCAGTACCTTTTGTATTTTTTACACAAAGTACAGATTTGAATGTATTTGTAGATGGTGTTGCAAGGACATTTGATGCTTCAACTTCTAGTACATCTTT